CGCCAGAACGGACGCACGACCGGGTGGCGACCCCGGCCTACATCCGCCCCAGTGCGCAGCTCGTGACGCGCGCCGCGAGCTACCCGGTCGCGATGGCGCGCGCGCGGGCGCTCTACCTGGCGCTCGGTGGCATTCGCAACCGCCTGGTCAACGGCGTGTGGTACCGGGAGATCTCGCCGCTGCAGGAGCCCTTCGACTCGCAGGTCCTGGACGACCAGCAGCGGGTCCAGATCGTGTTCAACGTGGTCGCTGTCAGGCGACCGTCATAGGTCAGGAGGTACGCCATGTCGGAAGCAGTCAGCTCCCACGGAATCGTTCTCGAGCGCCAGGCCACGCCCGGTGGCGTCTTCACCACCATCGGTGAAGTCAAGGACGTCACGCTTCCCGAACTCTCCCGGAACGAGTTCGACGTGACGCCGCACGACGACGACATCGACGCCTACGTGATGGGCGTCCTGCGCCGCAGCCTGCTGCAGTTCCAGATCAACTACAAGGCGGGCGACGCCGAGCACGACGAGGTGACCGGGCTGTACAAGCACCTCATCGACAACACCGAGACGGGCTACCGCGCGACCTGCCCGGACGGGGACGTGCTGATCTTCAGCGGCTTCGTGAAGGCGATCGGGCGCCCGGTGCCGGTCGACGGCGCCCTGGTGGGCGACGTGTCCATCCGGCCGTCGGGCCGGATGCTGTTCAACGACGTCGTGGTCGGCGCGTAGGTGTCCCGGGGTCGGGCGTTGCCGTCACTGCCGGAAGGCGCTGACTCAGACGGCCCGGGCGCTGGCGCGCCGCTCGACCCCACCATCGGCCGGCCTGCGACTCTGCCCAGGATCGCAGGCCGGCGCATCCATCAACCGTCGTCATCCAGCAGGTGAGGTCATGGCCGAAGAGAAGCAGCAGCAGGACGTCGCGTCCGAGCCCGCGCCCGAGCGGATCCTCTCCGTCGAAGAGCTGTGCGCCGAGGCGCCGGACGTCGAGTACGACCTGGTCGACCTGCGGCCCTACGGGGTGCAGGGCAGCCTCCGTCTCGGGTCGGTGAGCGCCGAGGAGATGCTCGAGTTCGCCGAGACGAACGAGGGCCCGGCGAAGAAGACGGCAGGCCTCCGCCTCCTGCTGCGGAGCGTCGTCGATGCGCAGGGCAAGCGCATCGGCTCGGACAAGCTGATCGGCGCGCTCAAGAAGAAGAACTCGCGGCTCGTGAATGACCTGGCCGAGCGGGCGCTGCAGCTGAGCGGGCTGGCCCCGAAGGCGAAGGAGACGGCAAAAAACGCCTCCGGCGGAGCGGCCTAAGACGCTTCGCGCACCGGGTTGCGGCGCATCTCGGACAGCCGAACGTCCGGCGCATGCTGCGCGGGATGTCGGCCACCGAGTTCCTGGACTGGCAGGTCTACGCGGAGCTCGAGCCGTTCGGTGAGATCCGCGCGGACTACCGGTCGGCGGCCCTGCAGGCGCTCATCGCGAACGTCAATCGCGACGTGAAGAAGGGCCGGCCATACCGGGTTGAGGACTTCCTGCTCCGGTTCGAAGCGGCCAAGGAGCGGGACTGGCGGGACCTGAAGCGGGCGTTGGTGCTGGGGCTCAAGGCGTGGGCGATGAGCGAGAAGCCCGCGCCGAAGCGGCGGCCGCGGCGGCCGGCGCCGGCGCCGAGTCCCAACCCGGCCGTCACGGCTGCGGCCAGGCGGCGGGCCACGCGGACGGGCCCGAAGTGAACAGGGGACCTGGATGAGCGTGTATGTCGGGGAGATCGCGGGTCGCCTGACGCTGGACGACCAGCTCACGCCCGCGCTGACCTTCGCGGCGGGCCGGCTGAGGTCCGTCGAACCGACGTTCACGCGTATCGGCGCGATCCTCTCGGCGTCGGTCACCGCGCCACTGGTCGCCGCCGGCGCTGCCGCCACGAAGTTCGCGGTCGACATGAATCGGTCGATGGCGAACATCGCGACCCTCATCCCGAACAACGCCGCGCGGATCAAGGACCTCAAGCGAGAGATTCAGGACCTGGCGATCTCCGCCGGCATCGACACCAAGAACCTCTCCGAGGGCTTCCTCGAGATCGTCAGCTCGATCGGCGACAGCGCCGACGCGATGAAGATCCTCGAGATCAACGCGAAGGCGGGCGCCGCGGGCCTGGCGACGACCCAGGACGCGATCAAGTTCACGAGCGCCGTCACCAAGACCTACGGCGACATCTCGGCCGAGGCCTTCCAGAAGGTCAGCGACCTCGGGTTCCAAGCGGTCAATCTCGGGGTGACGACGTTCCCGGAGCTCGCGCACGCGATCGGCGGGGTCGCGCCGCTCGCGAAGGAAACCGGCGTCACGCTCGAGGAGCTGTTCGCCGTTGTGGCCACCGCCACGGGCGTCACGGGCAACACCAACGAGGTGGTGACCCAGATGTCCTCGGCGATCGCCGGCCTGGTGTCGCCCTCCGCCGACCTCGCCAAGATGTACAAGCGGATGGGCGTGGCCTCCGGCGAGGCCCTCATCGAGCAGTACGGCCTGGTCGGGGCGCTGCAGCGGGTGAAGGCCGAAGCCGAGCGCACGAACAAGCCGCTCATCGACCTGGTCGGCCGGAAGGAAGCCTGGGTCCTCGCGTCGTCGCTCGCCGGCTCGCAGGCCGAGGTCTTCACCGAGAAGCTCAAGGCGATGCAGAACGTCGCCGGCGCGACCGACACGGCCTTCCGCGAGCAGACCCAGGGCATCAACAAGGTCGAATTCGCCTGGCGGCGCCTCAAGGAGATGGCGGTCGTCGCGGCGCAGCGCCTCGGTGACGAGGTCCTGCCGATCGTGACGGACCTCGCCGAGAAGTCCGCGCCGCTCGGCGAGAAGGTGCTCGCCCTGGTCCACGACTTCGGCCAACTGCCGGGGCCGGTCAAGACCGGGGCCCTCGCGCTGGTGGCGATCGGGGCCGCAGCGGGGCCCGCGGCGCTCGCGATCGGGGCCGTGTCGAAGGCGCTCGCGGGGCTCTTCGAGCTGAGCCTGATCCAGGGCGCCGCCGGCGTGCTCGGCCGGGCAGTCGTCCACCTGCGCGAGATCGTCGCGCTCTCGCAGTTGATGGGCGCCTCCGCGGCCCTGCGCCTCGTCTTCACCAACATGACGGCTGCGGCCCTCGAGAGCCTGCCGGTCCTGGCGCGGGTCGTCGCCTATCTGAAGGAGATCGTGGCGCTCGACCGGGTGATGGGAGGGATGGCCGCCCTGCGGCTGGTCTTCGCCAACATGAGCGCCGCGGCCGTGGAGGCCGTGCCCGTCCTCGGACGAGTCCTCACGAGCCTGCGCGACGTTCAGGCGCTCACCAAGGTGATGGGGGCGTCCGGGGCGGCGCGCCTGGTGTTCGCGAACCTGACCGCGTCCGCCGGCGAGGCGGCGCTGTCGCTTGGCGGTCTGCTGGGAGCCGCGAAGGCCTTCGGGGGTGGCATCCTGGCGGTGCTCACGAGCCCGCTCACCGGCGCGGTCGCGCTCATCGGCGGCATCGTGACCGCCGTGCGGTGGCTGACCGGATCCTGGGAGGCAGCCCTCGGAATCATCGCCCCGCCGGTGGCGGGCCTCATCGGCATATGGCGCCAGCTGCGCGGCGCGGTGGAGGACCTCAAGCTGCCGTTCGGCGAGGCCTGGCAGGTCCTCCGGGACATCGGGACGATCGTCGGTGACTGGGTGAGCCGCAAGCTACGCGACCTGCAGGCGGACCTGCGGTACGTGATCGACACCGTGAAGTGGGCCGCCGGCGAGCTGCGCGACTTCGGGGAGGCGCTGCGGAGGGATGTCCACGAAGGGCTGTCCCGCTTCCTCGTGAACATCCGGCTCGTCTACCCGCCGCTCGCCGACCTGGTGATGGCGGTCGCGCTGGTGCTCGGGAAGACCAAGGAGTGGACCGACGCCCTCCACGCCAACGCCGAGCGGATCCGCGCCCAGAACCGCGACGTCGACATCTCGACCGACAAGTGGACCGAGTTGGCCCGGGCCATGGGCGACTACACGGGAGCGGCCGCGAAGGCCGCGGCCGTCCGGCTGCCGGGCGACCCGGTGGCGTCGATTGACTTCGGGGCCGGCAAGGCCCCGACTCGAAGGACCCCACCGTCCGGTGGCGGCGGCGAGCTGACCGACTGGCAGAAGCGCGTCCAGGACCTCCGCAAGACCCTCTTCGGTCACGAAGCCATCGAGGAAGCGAAGGCGTATCAGGACGCCATCGGGGACGTGAAGAATCTTCACCTCCTCACGGGTGACGCGCTCGAGCAGCTGCGGACGGTCCTCGACGACGCCGCGTATGCCTACCGCCGGATGGGCCTCGAGGCGAAAGCCGCGGCGATCGAGCAGTACAAGGCCGCGACCTTCATCCCGTCGCGGTGGGCTCCTGCCGCCGGCCAGGCCGGCGTGACGCTGCCCGGCGAGCCGAAGCCACAGCCCACGCTTCCCTCGACGTCGCTCGGCGACGTGCAGTGGGTGCTGCCGGACGTGAAGCCGCAGCTCGCGGAGGTGGAGGGGGAGATCGGCGGGTGGGCCAGGGACTTCTTCGGGGACCTGCCGCGCACCATCCAGGGCGCGCTGCAGGGCGGCGGCCGCGTGCTCGAGTCGGTGGGCGCGATGTTCGGCGCGAAGCTCGGGGAGGGCGTCAGCGACAAGGTCGCCGAGTGGGCCGCCGGTTTGGCGTCGAAGCTCGGGAAGTGGCTCGGCGGGGCCCTGGCCGCCGTCATCCCGGGGCTCGGGTCCATCGTCGGCGGGCTGCTCGGCGGCCTGGTGGACAAGCTGTTCGGCGGCCCGACTGAAATCCAAAAGGCGGGTCGCGAAGCCTCGAAGCAGATCGACGAGATCCGGGCGGACCTCGAGACCAAGTACGGCTCCATCCGCAACCTGGAGTTGATGGGGGGCGGAGCCCTGGCCTCGGTCTTCTACGCGGACCGCCGCGGTGTCGATGGCCTCGAGCTGGTGCAGAAGTACCTCGAGGAGTTTGAGGCGCAACAAGCTCGCCTGCAGGGAGCGCTCGACAAGTACGGCCTCACCTGGAAGGACCTCGGCAAGGACATGCAGACCGGCAAGTTCGGCGAGATCGCCAGCGGGCTGGTGTCCGAGTACGAAGCGCTGATCCAGGCCGGCGCCGATCCGTCGAAGGTCGCGGGCGGGATGGGGGACGCGCTGTCCCAGCTCGTGATCGACGCGATGGAGACCGGGCAGCAGATTCCGCCGGCGCTGCAGCCCGCCCTCGACCAGCTGATCCGCATGGGCGGCCTGAGCGAAGAGGCGGCCGCGGCGATGCTCGGCATCCAACAGACCGCCGTGCCCTCGTTCGCGGACATCACCGCGGCCGCGGAGCGGTACGGGATCTCGGTCGATGCCCTCGGCCCGAAGGTGAAGCAGATCGAGATCAACGAGGAGGCCGCCCAGGCCGTCAAGGACTGGGAGTTGCTGATGTCCGCCGGCGCGAACGTCGGCGCGGTCATGAAGGGCATGGGCGACGAAGTCCAGGGCATGGTCACCAAGGCCCTGAAGTTCGGGCTCGAGCTGCCGGCGTCGATGAAGCCGATGCTCGAGCAGATGATCAAGGCGGGGAAGCTCACCGACGACACGGGCAAGAAGCTCACCGACGTCTCGCAGAACTCGTTCGCCGAGGACCTGACCGGGAACGTCGACCGCCTGATCACCAAGCTGGACGAGCTGATAGGGAAGTTCACCGGCGACGGCGGCCTGACGGGGGAGATCCGCCGCATTTTGAAGGACGTCGACATCCGGATCAACTACAAGCCGGGCGAAATGCCCGACATCCCCGGGGGCGAGCCGGGCGGCGGGACGTACCACCACGGCGGGGTCGTGATGCACGAGGGCGGCCTCGTGTCGGC